TCTGTAATGCCTTTTCCGACCACCATCACTGGCGTAACCGCCCTCGCTAGAGCAGCAGGAAAGAGCGGTCCCTTTGTGTCCAGCAGCGGAGCTGTCTATGGCGTGTTCCGCAACGACACAAACATAGGCGACCTGGATATCATCAAGTTATCCTCTCCGGAGGACGGCTTCACTCTGGCAGCCAGTCTCACCATGACTGGAACGAACGCAAATATTTTCTCCTACGCAGCCACTCAAGTCGGGGACAACATTCATATCGCAACCTCAATCCTTGCTTCCGGTCCCACTGAGCCGATTCTCTATCACGTCTTTTCAATGTCCAGTGACACCTTCACCACCAGCAATGAGGACACTGGAGGAGAAGGCGTCACACCCGTGGATGCCAACAAGAACATCGACATTGCCGTGAGAAGCGGAGGGCCTGTCATCGGTTACAACGGTCCAACCGCAAACGTCATGGGGCAGAAGCAGAGAGCCAACTTCGCTCGTAAGGACGGGGCCGTATGGACTTCGGATATCGCCCTGGACGACGGTGGAGAGGTGAATTTTTTCTTTTGCGGCTGTGTCTTAGGGGCCGGTGATAAGGTGCATTTCGTCTATCACGACGACACCAACACCAATGCGGTCCACAAGAGCCTGACTTCCGGGAATGTCCTTTCCGCTGCCGAAAATACCAACGATACCGCAACGGACACAGAAGATTTTATCCTTCCTCGTCCTGTCTTTTACGATGCTACCGGGGTGGAACGGATCACCACCGCACACATGACGAGTGGAGAACTGTTCTCCTCAGAGATCGACGCCGATGGAGTGCCAGGAGCTCAAGAACAGGTCAGCGATAGCTCTCCCGTTATCAACAACGAACAAGTGATGGCTTCCCTTTTCGTCAAATCCGATGTGGACCGAGTCTACGCCCTTTACGCGAGGCAGAGTGACGGTGATTTGTACCGTGATGAGAACACCAACAGCGGAGGTTGGGGCGTAGATACCTCAGAGTTCGTCGGCTCGATTACCTTTGTCTCGGGTAATTTCTTCACCCGAGAGGGAAGACCGACGTTGGCTTATTTTGTCGTTGATGGCGGGGTCGTCAAGTACAACGAGCTGGCCGCCTTAGCGGATCTCACCGGAACCCTGGCCGACCTGACCGTAGAACAGAATATTGTCGATGGCGGGAAGGTTCTTGTCATTACCCTGACCAACGCGATCTGGGTTGCGGCCGGGGCCACGTTTGAAGCGCAGCGACAGAACATCATCGACGGTATGGACTCCGCACAGTCGGAGCTGACCGGATGGAACAACGAGGTTCGAGACAAGGAAGTGGTCGGGGCTGTCGTGCGCACCAGCGATACGGTTGTGACGATCACCCTGACAGCATCCCCCGCCTACGATATTACCGTCAGCGAAGCCATCACTGTGACGATTCCTGGGACCGCCTACGAGAACGATCCGTTCGATGGTGGTGACTTCCCCGCTGAACCCCTTGTGCAAGTTCAACGGATTCCAGTTCCAGGTGAATTTGATCCTTTCGCGTCAATAGGGGGATCGGGGCTTGGGGGGATTTCCAGGAACCACACACCGCCTGGAACAATCGTTGACTACGGCTAAAATTAAAACAGGCCCTCCGAAGAGAGCCTGTTTCGTGTGCACCCCAGGATAGGGAATATCTTAGGGAACTTACATTACTATCTTAACCAATCCCCCTGACCAAGTTCAAGTTGACCCTTGACAGCCTCAGTATGCTCAGAATAGAGGCTGAATGAACATATTGGCGACCGCCGTAGAGTATCCTGAACCGATCCCGCCTGAAGTAACGCAAAGGCATAGGTCAGTCAGCCAGGGAGAAGCGGCTGTACTCCTGGGAATCACCCGCGCCACACTCAGAAGGCTCATCAAAGAAGGCTTCGTTCGCGCTTTCCATATTCCCCACAGAATCGTACCGAAACTCATCCGGGTTCGTCTTGAAGAACTGAATCGTCTCATGACTGAGAACGATTGCAGCAACGGACTCGTGGGTAGGAATCGCTCTGACTGGATCAATCCCCATACTGCACGGAAGATTCCGGTTTGTCTGGCAGCTCGTATCCTGGGAATGAAAGCAACGGCTGTGAGTGAAGCGTGCCAGCGCGGAACATTGGATCTATCACCGGAAGGACTTCTCGAATACATCCTCCACCGACACAAGAAGGAGCTGACCACACAGATTCGGTTGAAATACAAAGCGAAAATCTTATTGCTGCAAAAGCAAGTGACGTACTCAAAAAGGAAGCTCAAAGAGTGCAGGAGAGAGAATGGCTAAAAACAACGGAGCCCTGGCTCTTGCCGCCGATTACGAAGAACTGGAAAAACTGAGCGTAGCCGAAAACACGATGGCCGGGAAACGCTATCAACGCTACAGGAACGGGGAAACGATCGAGCAAATTGCCGTAGCAGACGAGGTCAAGGAAAGCACGGTAAGGGTAGATATTATTGCCTACGAAAAGAAGTTCGAGACCCTTGTTCAAAATGCAGTCATGCGGGACCGGCTCGACGGGGAGTTGGCTAACGAGAAAATCCGCAAGCTGATCCGCGACAAACTTCACACCAAGGTTCTCAAGGCTCTGGATCATATGGTGACGGGCAATAAGAAGTTCGTTTTCTTTGACCAAGCAAAAGGGAAGATCATCACCGCTACCGCGAAGGACTGGAATATGATGCTCCAGGCCGTAAAAGAATTTCAGAAGCTCGTCTCACTGGAGCAGAAACCGGCTGTGGTTGGCACGGTCGTCAATGTGAATCAGACCAATAACTCCATAGTCGGTCAGGGCGAGGACTTCGAGGAACGGATTCGGAGGCTCCGCAAAGAACAGGAAGAGAGTATCGCCGCGGCCAAGGTTGTCGATATTGAATCCAATCCAGTCGAGGAAGTGGAAGAAGAGAAAGGACCCGAATGGGATTTCTAGCTGCACGAGCTTTCGTATCCAGACACCAGATATTGCAAGTGCTTCTCGGTGTGACCCTCACCGCTTGGTATTCCTTTACACCCTGGGAATGGTTGAAATCTATCGGTAGATCGTTCGCGGGATCGGGCCTACCTAGAGTTGCCTTTTGGTGCTTCCTTTGGGGAACCCTCCTGTATGGTGCTTGGCTGGTCATGCCGGCGGTCTTATCGACGATAGTCGTGAACCTCGCTCAATTACCGCCGATACCCGCGTCAGCCAGCTGGTTTGTCCTGGCTATAGGAGTTGCGGGAGTAGGAGCTGGAATCTTTTTCGCAGGGATAGCAGCCATTCTCTATACCAGCTGGTATTTCATCACAATCGCTCGATCCCTTGACGCGCAACTCGCCAGGGAATTTGGAGTCACCCGCAAAGCGATAGATCAGTTTCACGGACGCCTGGTCCAGAGCGAGGGCAGTTTCACTCCTTTTGATGAGAAAACGGCAGGTATGCACGAGGAACTCGACAAGCTGAAAGCGGAGAGCCCAAGCATGTCGGATGATGAGTACGAGGACCTGAAAGAGAAAATCGAAAAGATGGGCGTGGGAGCTGAAGTTTAATGCCACACGTTGTTCAAAGGAAAGATAAATACGTTGAAGGAATCATCGAGCATTTCGATGAGAAGCTCAAAGGCTTCGATGGGGATAGCCGTGCGTGTTGGGAGAACCTCCTTCCAGACGAGAGTAGAACGCTAAACGGGGAATTGGGACGTATCTACGGAAACGACCCGGAGAGTGTCCGCTATTACCTTGAAAATTATCACGTCATTGCAACCAAGGGTGATGAGTTTGGCGCACCTAAGTTAATTACACTCTATCCATTTTGGGAGAGCCAGGAGATCCTCTGGGAAGATGTTGAAGAATCCTGGGTAGCCAACATTCCCATCAAATGGATTCTCCTTAAAGCTCGTCAAATCGGTTGGTCAACGATGGTCCAGGCCATGATCTTCTACCGGACCATTTTCAACGAGCTGACGAATAGCCTGGTGATTGCCGACGAGCGGATTCGCTCCTCTCATATCTTCGATATGAGCCGCCTGGCCTACGATTGTCTGCCCTGGTGGTTGCGGCCTGAGATCCAGTACGAAGTGCATGGTGAGTTCATGCGGTTCGATCGGAAGGATAAGAGTCAGCGGTTGTTACGCCCAGGCCTTCGCTCTAACTTTTTTGTGGATGCGGCCAATAAACCGACTGGATCCAGTCGTGGCTTCACCCTGCAAAATGGACACCTGACAGAGATCAGTCTGTGGCGCGACCTGAAGATCCTCACTCGAGATCTGTTCCCCGCAGCTACCAAAGCGAACAGGCTGTCTGTCTGGGTCATGGAAGGAACTGCTGAGGGCATAGAAGATCCTTACCATCGTCTCTATCAACGTGCCGTGCAAGGAGCTTTGAGTTGGCGCCCGAAGTTCTGTCCCTGGTGGAAGCAGAAAGAATACAGCAAGCCGTTTCTCAATAGAGGGGAACGAGATGATTTTAAGGCTACCGAAGATGAGAAGGATCTAGTCTTGAAAATCCGAGAAGACTACGAAGTAGATCTGACCCGAGAACAGTTGAACTGGAGAAGGGAAACCGCTGCTGACTTTGAGGCTGTCGACCAGGACCCCGAAATGGTTGAGCAGGAGTATCCGTCCTTCCCGGAAGCAGCCTTTCGAGTCCAGGGAACAATCCCTTTCGAACAGAGGAAACTGCGACAGATCCAAAAGCGTTACATTCGCAAGCCGGTCTGGTTTGGAGATATCGAGCTGGTCACACAGAAGAATGGGCAGAAAACGCCTCAGTTGATTGAGTACGGGAATATGAATGATGCTCCTCTTTGGATTTGGGAATTTCCAAAGATGAACAAGGTCTATTACGGGGGAGCCGACCCGGGCCATGGCGTTCCAGGCAAGGATTACTCAGCTGCTTCGATGTGGAGAGTCACACAAACCCACTTACCGATTCCCCAGGTCGCTGAGTACAGAGGCCACAAGGGGGGAACTCCCTTTGCTCGACGGATCGCAGCCCTGGGCTATCTCTACAACACCTGTCAGTTCTCCGTCGAGTACAACATTCAAACGGTTCTGGAAAGTTTACTTCACCACTTGAAGTATCCTAACCTCTACCGTTGGCGGTGGGCAGATAAAACGAAAGGGCATCTCACCAACTACTTCGGGTGGGTGACTCAGACGCGCAGCCGCAATGCTTTGATCGACAATTTCAAGACGATGATGGATGAAGATTTGCTCCACATTCGTTCCCAACGGCTGCTCAATGAGTGCTGGACCTTCATCGACTCAGGTGATAATCGCTACGAGGCCCGAGCGGGAACATTCGATGATGCTCTCTTTGCAGGAATGATCGCTACCAAGTGTCTCGGACAGGTCCATCCGGATCTGTTGGAAGAAAAACAGAGCGTAGTTATGCGGGATCCCCGCAAGGACTTTCACAACACGGATTACTCTCCCATCCATGATCGCTTTCCAGACAACGCATACGGGAAAGAATCCACATTCAATTTACTTTAGGAGGAAACATGGTAGAAGCGACAGGAAACATGGCCCAGATCAGTCCCGAAGAAGCTGGAGAACAGCCACAGAGAAAGACCAAGAAGGCTACCAAGACCAAGGCAGCGAAGCCAGCTGAGAAGGTTGAAACGGCAGCGGCCCCCGAACCGGAAGCAGCTCCAGTGACGACCAACGGGGCAAACAAGATCGACGAGTTGGAACCTGAAGTCAGTTCCACAACTAAGGAAACTCTTCCCGCCGTTGAGGACCCAACCGGACCTGGAATCCAGGAAAAGATCCGGAAGGAACGCCAGGAGTTGGCCGAGAAGATGCTGAGCGGTAAGGTTGATGAAGGGAAGTTGTTGAAAGTGACACCGCAGTATATCGACGCTCCCATCTTCCCGGATGCCTATTGTCCCAAGTGTGGAATGAAGCTCATGGGAAACTCCAAGACGGGGTTCAAGCAGTCGGTTTACGTCCATCCGTTTACCCCGGCAATCGCTCTTGGGAAGCCCTGTGAGTTGAAGGGAAAGAAACTGCGAGCACCCGTGGCGAGGATGGAAATCATCGAATAGGGGTTGACGCAACACGCACAATTAAAGAGGAGACATTATGCCCGGAGTAACCGTATCTGAAGTTCTTTGTCCAACATGCCGTTTCGGGGGCATGCATGAAAACTATCTCAAAAACCGCGAGGGTGTCTTTGGGACTTTCTGTGACGCAGGCCACATGTTCAACGATACCGCCGATATGCAGGATGCCATCAAACGCGCCAACGCCAAGTTCGGGAAGCCTGAACCAGTACAGGCGTCTGTACCCGCAAAGCCGGATCCAACTCCGGAGGAGAAGAAGGCAGCCGCAACGCGAGAATTTAAGGCAGAGGTCCTGGTCGTGGATCAGGAGAACCGCAACCGGATCCAGAAGATCCTGGGAGTGAACATCACAGGCCCCTCTGACCTGTATGGCGCAATCTTCGCAATGAAGGAGGAGCTGAAGACTGCTCAAAAGTCTGTTGCCCAGGAAGTTCCCGGGCAAGGCCCCGTAGCTCTCCGGAAGGATCAAGTCGTGATCACCCTGCCCGAATGGTGCTCGGAATCATTCAAAGACTTCGCGCAGGGTATGGGGATTGAAATTGAGGAATTTGCCAATCAGCAGTTCGAGGAGTACCTGCGTGGCCTCTATGTAGACACGCAATCGCAGAAGGTAGGCTAATGCCCGTTTGGGATTTTGAGTGCTCAAAATGTGGACGTAAAGAACTCGACGTTCACAACGTACAGTTCGATCCAGAACCGATCTGGCCTAGTTGCTGCGGGGAGCGTATGGAAATGCTTTTCAGTACAGCGGTCAACGCTCCCTTTGAACCTTTCACAACGACCCACATTCATCCTGAAGGAAAACCGCTGAGAGTTCGTACTCAAAAAGATCTGAGTCACCTTCAAAATAGATTTGGAGTGCAGCAGGTCGCTGATCCCAACCTGATCTCCGAAGGAACCAAACCTCACAACCAGCGATTCAGGCACAAAGACACATCGAACCGCACTTACTTTGATGCGGGGAGAAGGGGCCGATGACAAGACTGGTTCTTCACACCACAGCCCTGAAAATCACCAACAGCGGTGGGGGCCTGGTCGACCGTAAAGAAAAGTATAAGGACACCGTTACGGGCCGCATGATGAAACGGATCATGCGGTACAAGGAAGAAGGCTCCGAATACATGACCTTCATCTGTCCCAAATGCGAACGACGACAAAAACGAGTCGCCTACGATGTGGTCTACCTCCGTGAAAATGGCGACGTAGTGTTCTATTGCAATCAGTATGGGTGTGATGCCGAAATAGAAGTGTCCAGACCTCCGAAGGCCGAGGAAATACCTGGCTCAAAGTTAATCATGAGCCCAGGTGAATACAGACAGGAACAGGAACAAGCAAAGAAATCTCATGGCAGTATTCGACAATCTTGACGACTCAATTCCAGAACAGCCCTGGGAGCTGCTTCAGTACCAGCCAGGACTCGATCCAGCGAAGCAGGAGAAGAGGCTAAAGGACTATTGCCACACCGCCCATGAACAGGCTTGGCAATACATGTCGGCTTCTGAGGAAGTACGCCAGATAGATCAACACATCTCCTACTTGATGGGGAACCAGTGGCCGACCAAGAGGCCCTCTTACAAGGCTGCACCAATCAACAACCGTCTACTGAGACAGCTTGAGGAAGTGACAGCCGTTCTGACCGATGTTCGACCCACCTTCGAAGTCCAGGCCCTCAATTCTATCTACCACGAACAAGCTGAAATTTACTCAAAGACCACAAAAGCGTGGTGGCTCATGCAGGACAATGACCTGAAGCTGGCCATGGCGACCATTCACGCCTATCTCAGTACCGGTTTCTTGAGAATTGTCTGGAACTCCAGCCTTATGGGTGGGGAAGGTGACTTTCAGCTGGTTCCACTTGGTATCGCTGAAGTGATGCCAATAGGACCAAGCTATGAACTGCAAGATTGGGAAGGGGTTGTTTATAGAACGAGCCGATCGTTATCCTTTTTCAAAAGGCGGTTTCCCCTCGCCGGATGGAAAGTAAAACCAAGCGTTGAGCACAGCAGTTACGCTCGTCCGTTCTCGCGGCCAAAGTATGTCGGCCAACATGCCTTTGAGCTCCTGTCTCCTCAGATGAAGCGAGTTATTGGTGGAGTCCCTCAGTATCTCCCAGGTGTCCTTCAACAAGCACCATACACCGAGTTTTGGATTAAAGATTATCAACTCAATACCAGCGATAAGGCTGTGATCATGGGTCCGGTTGATACAAATTGGGCCTATCGAGTTGAACCTGGGAACCAGCTCTACCCTCGTGGCAGACTCATCATCACGGGTGGGGACGAGTTCGATCTGATGTACGATGGTCCCAATCCTTACTGGCACGGTCGTTACCCTTTCATTACGGTTCGACTCAAGCCGGTCCCCTGGCAATTTCATGGGGTCAGCGAATTGCGTACCAAGATTCCGATGCAGGATATCGTCAACACGGTCCTGGCCGGGATATTGGATATGATCAAGAAGGCGGTCAACCCCCCACTGATCTTCCCGGATAACGCATTCAGTTACGCGGTCAAGGCGCAGATGGATCCCAATATGCCCAACGCCAAGATCGGATACAGTCCACAGTCACCCGCTGCCCCGCAATATGCTCGGATCCCTGATCTACCAAGTTTTGTTCAAAACACACTTCTCTATGCTCAACAGGAAATGGATGACGATTCGGGCCTACTCGATGTTGGAGGATTGGCCCGCAAGAAAATCACGCCAGCTGGCAACACCTTGGAGCAGCTCAGAGAAAATCAACAGACCATCATGAGGCTCCGGGGTCGTTACATGGAAGTGGCACTGAGGGAGATGGGCGAACAGATGATCTCCAATTTCATGCAGTTCTATGACGTGCGCCGGCGAATGTTCCTTTTGGGTTCTGACGGAGTGACCTTCGAGGACGTTTTTGATTGGGATCCGGGAACGATGGTTCCCCATGGCATCCATCCCAGAGATCACAGAAAGCAGTTCGTCTTTCTGATGGCGCAAGGAAGCACACTCAATGCCACCCGCGAGAAAGAAGCTCTTGTGGCTTTCGCCTTAGCCAAGGAAGGAAGGTACAGCACGCAAGCGTTGTTCCGGAAACTTGGAATGGAGAACGAATACAAGAGAGTCATGAAGGAGTTGGGCGAAGAAGAAGTAGCCATGATTCGCAGGATGGCTCTGAGTCAAATGCTCGCTCAACAGGCAGGAGGAGGACAGGCAGGCGGGCCCGGAGGAAAAGGCTCCCAAAACATAGGGAATTTACTGCAATTAGCTTGACAAGCTATTTATGCTGAGAATAGAAGTATGGCTAAACAACCGCCCAAAGGAAAAATGCCAGTTGGCCCGAAATTCAAGAGGGTCATGGGCGAGTATGGCAACAGAACACTTCACCATGGCGGTAGTGGTGAAATCGTCAGGGACGTAAAGGTAGCTACCGCAATAGCCGCTTCCGAGCAGCGCAAAGCGACTCGGGAGACGCGACGGAAACCACGTCGCTCACAAGGGCGACACAACAGGAGGTAAAAGCAAATGGCTTACAGCGACAAGAAAGGCAAGATGGGCGGGCATGATCTCATTACCCCGGCCGCTTATCCAGGTCACGATCCAGGGACCTATCCTCCGGGATCGGCTCCGGATGGTTTCACTTCCCCTGCCGTTTTCTGCCCACACTCTCCTGAGCCGATTTCTGTGAACCAGAAGCGGCCAGGTGGTGAGAGAGGTGGAGACTCCGGTAAGGGAATGGGGAAGGGCTACTAGGGAGCACCTGTGGCTTACACTGATCTAGGCATCCCGCCTCCACCGTCACTGGATGTGGCAGCGCAAATGCAGCCGGGAGTTCAAACTCCCGGAGCGCAGTTAGGTGCGCAACCAGCTCCAGCTCCAGCTCCAGCACCGCCAGGAGCGCAGCAACCCCCAGGACTTCCTGGGGAAATTCCTGGAGAACCCAATCTGAATCTTATTACTTCGCTCGCCGCGAAACTCGTCCAAATGAAACCGGGACTTGCTCCCGTCGCCGATGGGTTAATCACGAAGCTGACGAAGAAGATATCGGCATCGGGGACTGCTGTACCGGCTACACCCCTGGATGCTATGCCAGATTCAGGTGGTGCGATACAGACAGCGGTTGCTCTGGAAGCGGAACTGGCGAAGGTGGACTTTCCAGAACTTCTCCCTGATATTCGCTATTTTATCGCCACTATGAGAGAAGAGGTCAGTAGAGATCAGGCCGGTGGTGCTCCAGCTGAACAACCGCCGTTGGGTGCGATGCCAGCAGTAAATATGGGAACGAAGGTTCCTGTAAGCGTGTAAAAGCGCAAAAGCCCCGGGGGAATGGTTCCCCCAGGGCAGTTGATCCGGAGAAGGACTCCAGATGGGCTAATAGGAAAACCCATCCTAGCACAGTCCTTCTCCAGATTAAATATTTTTAATCCCTAACGCGCAACCTCTCGCGCAATCCCTTCGGGGAAAGCGAAAGGAAGCTGAAGGAGTTGAAACGATGCCTTTGAGACCGGAACTGAAAGAATTTATCGAAAAAACTGACATGACTGACGCTTATCGGAGCCAGCTCCTCAAGACTATGGAGAACGCTCCGGATGAACTTCAGGCTGGTTGGCTACGTCAGTCCGACTACGACCGGAAGATGAATGAGGGCAAGGAGGAGCTGAAGACCAAAGAAGAAGAACTCGTAAAGAAAGAGACCGAGGTCAATGACCGATCTGAAAAGTGGAGCAAATGGAAAGAGGATGCGGAAAAGGTCGTCAAGGACAATGTCTCTGCCCGAGAGGGCATGGAAACAAAGTTGACCGAAAGGGATGAAAAGATCACTGAGCTTGAAGACAAGATCCGCGCAGGTGACTTTTCCGAAGGTTCAGAAGGCGAGATGCTGAAGGAACTCACCACCCTTCGTTCGGAAGTCAAGGAACTGAAAACTGTTGCGTCCAATGGGGATGTTTTCACCCAGGAACAGGCTGAAAAAATGTTGATGGAGGGTGGTAATCGACTCGCAGGCAACATCTACGACAATGTGTTCCTTTTGATGGATCTCAATCAAAACCACAGCACAGAGTTCAACGAAGCCCTGGACCGTGATGAGTTCATCAAGTATGCGACCGAAAGGAAGATGGTCAGCTCCCAGGAGGACTTTAAGAACGCTTACGATCTCTTTGTGAGCGACAAGCGAGTGGACGCAAAGATCGAAGCTGCCCGCAAGGACGAACGCACGAAGATCGAGTCCAAGATGCAGTTTCCATTAGACAACGATGGGGCGGCAAGCATGGGTAAAGGCCCCGTTGAAACGAGACTAGAGCAGCTCGGCAAGGAAGCAGATGGCGGTAGCGCTATGACAACCAAGCAAGCGGCTATGGCCGCTGCTGCCGAGCTTCGGAAAGAAGGGAAAGTGTCACCCGAGTAGAGGGATAGGGAAAAGGGACAGGTCTGCATGGCTCAGCCGTCGCAGCCCGTCGCCGCAAGCCAAGTGGGAAGGTCGTGGCTTCGAAAACCACCTCCGCAACCCACAGTGCAAGGCTGTTCGGGAAGTCGAAAGTGCCAAAGCAAGCCACTTTGTAGTTTGTTTTTTTATTAACTCAAGGAGGAAGTAAATGGCACTAACCTTTGATGACATTAGTTCGAAGACGAACCGATTCATCATCCCGCGGTTGGTGGACAACGTCTACGAGGCTTCTCCGGTCTTCACTCGCTTGCGTACTCGAAACGCCGAGCGTTTTGAAGGTGGTCGAACGATTCGTCATCCGATCATCTACGCCGAGCTGACTGGTGATGCCTTTAGCCGAGGTGGGACGTTTGATACGTCGTATGTTGAGACCGACACCGCTGTCGAGGTCAACGTCAAGTACTACTACGTCAACGTCAC